AACTACGCAAAGGCAAGAGGCCTTGGGGAAGTCCCTCTGTCTTACGTAGTAGTTAAGCGTCGCAACGCATCAATAGATCAGGCTTGGGTAATCCAAGACTTAACTCAATGGCTAAAGGAAAAGCAATGAGAAAGATAGATAAAAGATTTAATGCAGTGTGGAGTCGTATCCACGATATACAGATTTCAAACTCAAATTATGTAAGTCAACATCAACTTGAGGATGCTAGACGTCAGATCGCTGAATTGACAGAGGTACTGATTGAAGCAGGTATTTTAGTTGAGCCAACAGATATAGGTCCCAAAGTCCATCAAGTAAGTGGAACACCATACGTAGTAAGAAAGGTCAAGTAAATGCCAGTACCAGGTGGAGAAATTACAACGTCAGAGATACTAGTACCAGTCGTAGAAGAAGTGGTTGAAGTTTCAACTACTGAAGAAGAGGCAGATGATAGTACGACTGAGCAAGGATGAAGTAAGAGTTTGTACGCTGCTCGCTACAGAGCGTTGGCTTGCAAAGTATGGTTCAGTAGACAGACCTAACTATGCAGAGGGTAAGAAGAACGGCTATCTGGAGCACGAACTTCTTGCCAATGTCCGAGCCAACGTCTCTGAGTGGGCGGTTGCATCGCTTACTGATACCTCTTGGAATGTACCGTGGTATCCCAATGAACTGCATCCACGTCGGGCAAAGTTGCCTGATGTTGGCAACAACTTTGAGGTACGCACGTTACGCACACGTGATTCAGTTCCATTTTGGAATAAGGATAACGGCAAGATCATAGTAGGAACAAAGATTCTTGATGAAGATTACTACTCACAGGTAGAAGTTTATGGTTGGTGTAACCCTGAAGAGTATGCAACAGCCCAGTATAGGGATGAAGCCATCGGTGGATGGCGTGTACCAGTAACAGAGTTGAAGGAGTTCTAATGATTTGTAACAACTGTACGAAAGCGGGAGAAGAGAACACCTCTTCCCATTACAAGCGTGCTAGTAAGTGGCACGACAAGTGCGATGACAAGGGGTGTGTATGTCAACACAAGACTGGTCCAGGGTACGTAAAGCGGGAGGGTTCAAAGGTCCCGTTGATGCAAACACAGTCCCCATAGGGGCAATCGTTCTGCATTATGGAGGGGAAGTAAGAGAGGGCAGGAGCGCATCTGTTAGGTGCTGCATCCACCCAGACAAGAGGCGTAGTGCTGTTATCAATACTTATGACAACCTATTCTTTTGTCACACCTGTGGAAAGGGTGGCAACGCAGTAAATGTTGTCGGGATTATAGAGAACTTGGAGTTTAAGGATGCACTCAAAAGAGCAATCGAAATCGTTGCTGGAAGCGGTCACACATTACAGCAAAAGCCTGGACGAAAAGGCACTGGAGTATCTCGAAGGACGTGGGATCTCTGAAGATGTTGCACTGCAGTATTCATTAGGTTTAGTCACTGACCCTATCAATGGGCACGAACATCACGCTGGCTGGCTATCGATCCCTTACCTGACCGCACTTGGTATGTGTGTAGGTGTGAAGTTCCGCAGGTTAGATGATGGCAAACCTAAGTATGGTGCACCAACAGGACAGAAGGGTCACCTGTTTAATGTTGCTGATATAACTATTGATTCACCCACCATCGTAGTATGTGAAGGCGAACTAGATGCAGTGGTTGTGTCAGGTTTGATTGGACTACCTGCTGTTGGTGTGCCTGGAGTACAGGCTTGGAAGCCACACTTTGTTAAGTTGTTTACTGGATACGATACCGTCTATGTTGTAGGTGACAATGACATCAAGGAAGATGGCACCAACCCTGGTGCTGAGTTCTCACGTCGTGTGTCACAAGAGGTAATGAACTCACGTATAGTATCATTGCCTGCATCAATGGACATCAATGACTTCTACCTTACACACGGCAAGGATGAGGCGTTGAAATTATTTGGAGGCGTGTGATGTATGACAATGACCGAGAGCGAATGGGTCACGATGCTACAGACTTTGCAGCGTATGGGCTTCAGGGTCCTGAGTTACGATACATCAACGGAAGTAGTATTGATAAAGCCGATAGCGACAAGATAGATTACAAGCACGTCAAGTTTGTTGCTGATATGTGGGAAATCTTAGATGGTGCAGGTAACCTGCTCATCAAGAAGCACAAAGACTACGGCCCAACCAACATTAGTCTGTCCCCTGGTGGACCTCTCAATGGTCTACGTGTACGTATGCACGACAAGACTGCACGCATCAACCACTTGATCGATAGCGGTGCAACACCAGAGAACGAGTCGTTGCGTGATTCCTTTATTGATCTACTGAACTACAGTGCCATTGCACTGATGGTACTAGATGGTAAGTGGCCTCGTGACTGACCCACATCCAATACTTAATGACCTTGTACCTAGCGTGGTGACCATTGTCCACCGTCGCTATCGTAAGTATGTAGATCGTGCTGACTTATCGCAAGAAGCATACGCTTGGTTGATGACACGTGTGTCCTACTTCAATGGGTTACTCTTAGATGAGGATGAGACTAAGCGCCTTATCAATCAGAAGCGCATAGCATTTCAGATGCGCCGTGCCCTTGAACGCTATGCCCGCAAGGAGAAGGCTACTAGGTCTGGATACCAGACCAATGATGAGTCCTTCTATGATGTTACTACCATTGCACAGTTGTTGCCATACGTTATCGCAAGCGTGGTCAATGAGACTGCCATTGAACAGGCACAGAACCTAGTCAATGATGGCACGCCACGCAAGCCTGCTGCACCTGCTGAAGGTGGCAACCTATTAGCCACGCTCATTGACATCAAGAAGTCTTATGAGTTACTGGATGAGGATGAGAAGAACATCTTGCGTCTTCGATACCACGAGAACTACACACTGCAACAGTTAAGCGAGGCAACTGAGTGTGCTATCTCTACTGCAGATCGTAGATGTTCCAATGCATTACGAAAGATACTTAACTTTATGGGAGGGGAGTCACCGTACCAATGATGTACGACTATCGTTGCACTGAGTGCAACTCTGAAATAACTATTGAACGTAGCATCCACGAACAGCCACGTGAACCATCTTGCTTTGAGTGTCACGTACCTATGATTCGTAAGTGGGATTCACCTGGCATCACCTTTAAGGGTAAAGGATTTTACTCTACTGGTGGATAGTGTTACACTTTAGATCTCGGCAGGCAATCCCGCCTGTAGAGTGCTGGCAACAAACCTTAGTCTTAATTGACTAGGGTTTTTTGTCTTTGGAAAGCAAAGAACCCCACCGCAGGAAGGGTAGCGGTGAGGTTCCTTGTCGCCCGAAAGGAGGATGCAATTAAATTGTATCAGTACCAGCCTCTTCTGTCGCTATGTTGGAGAGCGCGACACGCAGATTTTCCGTAGCGATGTTCAAGGTATCGTAAACCGTGAAGGATTTGAAGTTCAGGTTCTCCACTACGCTCTCTAAGGAGTTGAGCAATTCCGTAAGCCGTGCTTCGTGGGTTGTCCGCGAGGTGGTCAAACCTGCTTTCACGGGTCCATAAGGTGACGAGACATCTGATCTGGTCTTGATTGTAACCGAGTGCTCGTGCGTAACTAACTGTAAGTGCCTTGTTCTCACGCTTTTCCTCCATTGTCGCTTTGGTCCTCGTACTGATCGTTGGTTTCGATAACTCTATGGGAGATTCCTTTTGGGGTTCTAACACCCACAGTAAGGACAGTGTTACCATCAATGTCAAGCCACTTAGCATTAGTCGTTTCATCGTGAGCCTTCTCCAATTCTAACAATTCCTTGTATGTTTCGGGGTAGGCCTGAGCCAACCTGACAAGCGCACGATCTCTTGCCCGTCTGTAATTGCGTTGGCGCACCGCTTGGTTAGCAGCACCACGCAATCTCTTTTCATTTTTCATTGTTCGTCTTGTCCTCCCACACTATCAAGGCATAGGCTATCAGCATTACCACGGCTAGACCTAAGAAGTAACTCATTGTGCACTTGCCATTACTGCAAAGACAATCTTTGTGATGTCAATGGGTTCAATGATGAGGCGTGCGTCCTCTTCTCCTGCCTCCCAGCAGGACACCAATAGGCGTGAGTTCAAGGGTGCTTGGCGTAGCCACTGGACTGCGCTATGCGGGTCTTCCCCGCCCCATACTGCGTTGCCTTCCTCGGTTGCTATCTCGTAGAAGTTTACCAGTTTATTCTTTGGGTGGAATCCCACCACGTTATCAGTTGTCATCTTTCCCTCCCTCATTGAATGCATCTACCATTGACAGTGCGTGAACCATACGCATTAGGTTCATCCCTGCCTCCTTCTCAGTCTCTTCATCTTCAATCTGTATTAGCGCAAGGTCACGGCATAGATCCGCCTTAGCACGCCAGTAGTCTACCGTAGGCTCAGACATTAGTTTCCTCCTTCAGTACGCGACCCTTAAAGTCACTTGAAATTACCTTGCTTGTATCCTCTTTGCCTAACAAGATGTCCCAATCCCACGCTCTAGGGTCGCCATCGTAGGTTTCAATCTCAATCGTTACTAACCATCTATCCTTCACTCTCTTCTCCTTCCTTGATTACGTCGTTGATCGTCTTCTCCACCTTGTCCATTGGTAGTTGGATCTTAGACAGTGCCTCACCTAGCGCCGTGCGCCAGTTGCTCGCCTGCCCTGTTGCTAGTTGCTTTGGTTCAGTGCCCGCAAAGTCCCACAGTTCCACGTCGTACTGCTTGTTAGTGGGTGCAATTACTACAGTGAATACAAATTGCGCGGTGCTCTCTTCTTCAGTCATCATCTTCTCCTTTGTGCATCATCTTCTCTATCCAATACGCCACGGTGACGATTGGGATTCCATATAGTAACAGTAAAGCCCACAAAACTACCGCATCATTTGCCATCTTCTCCTCCTTCTTCGCATTTGTGTCCGTATACACCGCACACAAGGCAGATTTCGCTACTGTCAAAGAGGCAATACCTTGCCCCTTCTATATCTTCGATCATAGAATCCTCATCAAAGTCATCTAGGCAGACCGCACACGTACTCACGCCGTCACCTCCTCAATGATAACCGCCTCACTATCCATCTTCTCGCAATATGCGCGGGCTTGTGCGCTAGTGGCGAAGGTTAAGCGGTACGGGATCTCCATATTGAAACCGTAGTAACCCGCCCTCCAATCGTGAGCACCCTCTCTCTTGATCCAATAGTACCAATGCGCCCGCGCCGTACCCTTCACCGTGATCTGCATTCTTCCTATACGTGTGCCCCAAATGAGTTTCATCTCTCGCCCTCCCCTTATGCCCACGCGTGATTGAGTAGGTAGCCCGCGTCTTTGGTGTTGCCCTCTTCGCGGAATAGTACGCGGGAGAGGGTGTAGACCGTATGGAATCCGAAATCCATACCGCACCCGCTAACACGGATGGCGCGGGATCCGTTTACCTCCACAAGAGGCCAATCTAAAATGATCGCGGCGTAGTAAGTTAGATCCAAAATCTTGCCATCTTTTGCCACTTTTAGAGACATCGTACGGCTCATCCCGCTTGATGACACGCTACGCAAAACCGTGTAGACGGTATCTCCCTCGTTTAGATAGTGAGTGAGCAACTGTTCGCGGGCGTATGCCACGTCTAGCGCCTTTTGTGCCTTCTTGCTTACCTTCTTTTCTGCTGTTGCTGTTGCCATTTTCTGCCCTTCCTAGGCATAAGGGGCGGCGTAGTTGCCTCCTCCTTTTGTGCCCCCGTGAGAGTGTGAGTCTCTAGCCTGTAGCGCGGGGGCGGTGTTCTAGTTTCTAGCCTTCTTCACGGTAAGGGTGAGAGGAACTAGTTTTAGATTCAAAGCGGGAAGAACTGAACTCACGAGGAGATCGTTTAGGTAGTACTCAACATCTTCTGCCGTTGTGTGCTCGTAAGGGATCTCCTGTACTTTTAGGGTGATCGTGTATTTTTGAGTGCTCATAGTTGATTCCATCCTCTCATTGTGAGTTCACATTCCCATACATTCATCTTGTTGCCGTCGCTGTCTAAGCACCAGAAAGTACCGCATCCGTGGGAATCGGTAACAGATAGATCCTTGCCAGATGTAAGGCTCACGGGTGTGCCCGCGGGGCGGGTGTATCCATGCCATACGTCGCGGGTCAATTCATAAACGTATGCATCTGGCATTGTTGTGATGTCGTAATTCTTAGTATCTGGCACTGTTTTTTCCCTTCCTCGTTAGTTGATTTCTCAACTACATCTAAGAGCCCTTCGCCCTTCGATGATCCTATTTTACTCATACTTTTGTGCGGGTGTCTACCGTATACGCAAGGAGGCGGGATTCTTTTTTATGTGTCGGATCCTGTCTCTTTATCTACATTTGAAGAGGGCGTAAGTTACCGATGAGATGCGGTGAGTAACTTAGTGGGTGGACAGTAAGGGGGCAGATGTCTACCTATTAGATCCAAAGATTGAGGGGCAGATCTAGAAAGAGATGTTTAATTTTGAGGATTAGGAAGATGTGTAAGGGTGCCAGAAGTAGAGTCGGCACCCGATTCTTCTCTAACTAGTTATCCACAGGCAATAAGTTATCCACAGGGTTATCCACAGGCTGTGGACAGGGGGGTGGGGGCTTATCCACAGGGCAGGAAACGGGACCCCCGTGTGTTAAGCGGGGCCCGTGTCTGTATAATACTCCCCAAAGAAAAATGTACGCTAAAGTGAGATCCCCGTAATGTCCTAATTTGTACACATATTTATGTGACCTTGGTAACAAAACGAAAATAAAATCTACCGTAGACGGGAAATCGGTTATTTTTCCTGCCTTATATATAGTAGGGAGTAAAACGAACGCTTA